GGACCATGCCCACTCGACGAACGGAAAGGGGATCAACCTTTCTATTCGTGAGTCCATCCATTCCGTGGAGCGCAGGAGACCTCTGTGAAAGAGGTGATTCCTTAGCTCCACGGAGGACACCAACTGTGGAACGTCCTGCCGTGACTTCGGGAGTACTTTTCTGCAGCGAACGACAGAAACGTCGACGCCGCGAAAGTACTCAGCCCCACAAGACTCCCTGAACCTTGAACGATAGTTCAGGAAGGACTTGTGACGGTTGACCTTGAATCCGAAAGATTCAAGTTCCTCTATCACGGTAGCTGCGTATTCTGTGGGGACAATAATGTCATCCCCATAGACACGCACCCGTCCAAGAAGGGATTCAACATCCTTCTTGGTCAGATGGCGGGCACGACCCCAAGCGGCATCCAGGTCATCACCTGGTACCAAGTGGGGCCAGCTACCCGTTTCGGCTGCACATCTCTCGATCCCCATGAAGACCACGGTGCAAAACACCAGGGCTTCCATCGGGAAACAGAGTGCGGAACCCATGGACGCGAACTTGGCAAGACGGATCGTCTTGCCTCGAACATCAGCCTTCCGTGACCGCGTTGCATCCACCCCTTCGAAAAGAAGACGGTGGTTGCGCAGTAGCCGACGTACATGCTGATTCGAGACTCTGTCAGAGGCTTCACTCAGATCGAGTGTAGCCAGGGACCCATCAAAGGATCCCATCTTCGCAAGCTCCCTGTTGGGAAGTTGCGAGTCTGAACACACGAGGTTCCGGGCGAAGTCATCGTTCCGGATCTCGGCATTGAGAACCTCGAGGATACCCTGCTGCATATATTGCATTGCAGTAGGCTCGATGGCAATCATGCGTGGAGTCTTGAGCGTCTTGGGGACGGAGATCACCTTCACAGGTAGCTCCTCCCCGGGCGAGAGGTCGGTCACAGCATCCAGCACCGGAAGGTGCATGGGGTGCTCGTTTGGAATCAGGACTTCCCTCGCGGGAAATACCCGTTCCAACCGGGTGGGCCACAGATTTTGACGGTATTTTGCGTTTCCGTCGAGTCTGTCGGCAGTTTTTCCGGGACCGTGCTTTGGTAGCACTCCAGACGCGTAGATTTGATTGTCCACGCGACTGAAAAGATTGCTCCAAAGCAGGCGAGAGACGCGATCAAAACGATCGCGACTATCTGTCGACCAGTTAAGGTCGGCATCTCGTACCTCACTCTCTGTCTGGACGAACGTTCGGAAGGCTTGAGTGACACGCTTTTCTGTGCACTCAAGTTCAATCTTGCTGAAGAAGAGGCATGTCTGCCTCACAGCATAGACTGATTCCGCCGACGCGTTCGCCAGCAGCCTGCCATCAGTGGAGTTGAAGATGAGGCGAAGGAAACCTCCTAGAAATAGGGGGAGACCTGCATGTGTTCGGCGGAAGCCGATCCACATGTCGTCGCTGACCCATCCCTGCTCGAGACCTTTTTCGAGGTCCTTGCAGAATTGGGGGAGGGTGATCGTCAAAAACGATTCACCCTCACCTTCAACTCGCCGCGCGATCGTTTTGAGATCGCGCGTGGTGCTCACGCCGCATCTGCTGCCCAGTTCTTCGAGCAGCACGTGCAGAAGCATGACCGGGCTCTTCACCTGTCGCCTCCATTCATCTTGGGGGTTGGCAGGATCCTCGGCCCATGAGCGTCCTGACAAAGTCTCTCCCAGAGCACGCAATTCGTCGGTCCAGAAGACCCGCCCGCAAGGGCAGGTCCAGAGGATACCTTCGAACCGCGGCTCCAAGAGAAACTCTGTCAGGCACCGGGAGAACTGTATGATCTAGTTCTCACCACCCAGTAGCTGGGTGACCTTGGCCCCGGACGAAGCAGTGAGGTAGGCGGTGAAACCGTCCACCAGCTGCTTAACCTCAGTGTTCGTGAATCCGTTGACCGGGTGGTCCACCACGATGTAAACACTCGCGGAGGAAGCCACGTTACGGTCAGGGATGAACGGATCCGCTGAGATCTTGTTCAGGGTCAGACGGATCTGACGACGGTACCGCTTTCCATTGGAATGACGGACCGTCATGTAGACCGTGCCATCCGCGTTGCGGAAGGCTCCGAAGCCATCGCCGCTGCTCACACGCGCAAGCGTGTTAGCAATAGCATTGATGGTGACGGACTGTGGGTCGGCGTATGCCATGGGAAGTGCTCCTGACTTGATGGCCTCATCGGCCAGTTTTGAGTTGGGACACTGATGTAAACATCAGCGCATTCTGCTACACGTGGGGATCAATCCACATGCAGGGCCTGATGCCCCTTGGTCATACCAAGGGCACCGAGGATCGACCAACGTTTAGGCGAAAAGTTCGCCACGTTGAGTCCGAAACCGTACGGCGTCGCCCGACGTCTGTTCTTCCAGGTTGTGGAAGCGACGAACGTCGGAATGCCAAGGTACTCGTGAGTTCGCTCAGAGTAAATTGGCATGGTTGCGGTATAGTAACGGGTAGCACGCACTGTGTGCATGATGTACCCGTACCGCATGACGAGGTTGTCGCTGGAAAACATTTCGGCAGCTTTTAGAAAGCCGCCGAAATTGTAGTTCCAGTCGATCAACCAGGACCAAGGTGTCAACTCCCAGATTACAGAGGGCGTGATAGATGCCCCAAGGAGTGACCGCGCACGTTGTTCATACACCGTCGACGCGTCGAGAAAATCTTCGACGTTGCCTAGGAAATATGAAAACGCTGACGCGAACTTGCACTCGACGTTAATCTCGTCGGAAACAGTGCAAGTTACCCCGGAAGGACTAAGAAAGCTCCCAGTAACCGATCCCTTCGCGATCATTGGAGGGATCACCAGCTGCAATGTCTGGTTTGGTTTCTGAATATAGTCCTTCTTCTCGTACAGAGTTCGTCGACGACGGACAGCTTTACCGTTGTCGAGAAGCAATTGCTGCAACGCGGAGTTAACGTTGAGCATTGCTCGAGCAGTCTTGACGATGTCACTAGCTAGTGGCATTGTGGCAAAGTTGTGGTTAACCCACTCATTGCCGAGATCGCCGCCAGTCGGACCACCACGCTTTTTGGCGTTGATGACCGTCTTGGCACCGACGAGAGAAGGCAAGCCCTCTCTCAAC